ATTGCATACAACTTGTTTACTGACTCTGACACAGTTGATGTAAACCTAATTATGGCAGGAACTTGTCCTGCTTCAACAGATGGTGTTACACACGCAACCATGATTATCGACCTCTGTGAGGCTCGTAAAGATTGTGTTGGTTTCATCTCTCCTCGTAGAGCAGATGTTGTTGGTGTGACTACTGGTGCTGCACAGACAACTAATGTTGTTGCGTTCTTCAACCAGTTGGCAAGTTCATCTTATGCAGTATTCGATTCTGGATATAAGTATATGTATGACAAGTATAACGATGTATATCGTTATGTTCCACTCAATGGTGACATTGCTGGACTTGCTGCAAATACTGATAATGTTGCAGAACCTTGGTTCTCTCCTGCTGGTTATAACAGAGGACAGATTCGTGGTGCTGTTAAGGTTGCATTCAACCCAACAAAGGCACAGAGAGACATTCTCTACCCTGCTAGAGTCAACCCTGTAATGACACAGCCTGGACAAGGAACTGTATTATTCGGTGACAAGACTGCATTGGCAAGACCTTCTGCATTTGATAGAATCAATGTTCGTAGATTGTTCATTGTTCTTGAGAAGGCAATTGCGACTGCTGCTAAGTATCAACTCTTTGAGTTTAACGATGCATTTACTCGTGCTCAATTCAGAAACTTGGTAGAACCGTTCCTTCGTGACGTTCAAGGTCGTAGAGGTATTACTGACTTCTCAGTAGTTGCCGATGATACTAACAACACAGGGGAAGTTATTGATAGAAATGAGTTTGTTGCAGATATCTACATCAAACCTGCTCGTTCAATTAACTTCATTACACTTAACTTTATTGCTGTTCGCACAGGTGTTGCGTTCAGTGAGATTGGCGGATAAGGAGATAAAAAATGGCTAGTATAGATGAATTTAAAGCTTATCTTGACGGCGGTGGTGCTCGTGCCAATCAGTTTAAGGTTACATTAACAACTCCAACAGGGATTTTTACAGGACTTCCTGCTACAAAGGCCTCGTTTCTTATTAAGACTGCGAGTTTGCCAGGACAGACAATTACTGACATTCCAGTGAACTATAGAGGACGTATCCTTTATCTTGCTGGTGACAGAACATTTGAACCTTGGACAACTACAGTTCTTAATGATGCGGAGTTTGACCTCAGAAATGGTATTGAAAGATGGATGAGTGGTATCAATGACTTGGAAACAAGTATTGGCCAAACAGACGTATCACGATATACTGCTGACCTACTCGTTGAACAGTTGGATAGAGAGGAAAATACTCTTAAATCCTACACTCTTAGAGGGTGTTGGCCAACTGCGATTAACGCTATTGAACTGAATATGGATACCGTAAGTGATATTGAAACCTTTGACATTACTTGGAGATACACATATTTCTCCGCTAGTGCAGTATAATCCAATTTTACAAACCTACTAAATAGTAGGGTAAAATTAGGAGAACTATAGTATGGCTGAACTTTTTGGTTTCAGAATCACAAGGGCGAATCAGAGTAAGGGCAGTGATGGATTCACTGCCCCATCTGCTGATGATGGCACTTTAGACATTGTATCAGGCGGTGGGCATTATGCTTCCATCCTTGATATGGATGGTCGTGATCGCAATGAAATAGACTTAATCAGAAGATATCGTGATATTGCACAACAACCAGAGTGTGATAGTGCAATTGAAGATATCGCAAACGAAGCGATTGTCTCTGATGAAAGGGGACAATCTGTTTCTATTTCCCTCGACAGATTAGACTTATCACCAAATATTAAATCGAAAATCAGAGATGAGTTCGATGAGGTGTTGCGTCTACTTGACTTTAATTCAAAAGGACATGACATCTTTAGAAGATGGTATGTTGATGGTAGAATTTACTATCACAAAGTTATCGACAAGAAATCACCTCGTAAGGGAATTCAAGAACTACGTTATATTGACCCTCGTAAAATTAAGAAGGTCAGAGAACAAAGAAAAGAAAAGGATCAGGCAACTGGTCTAGACATTGTTAAAAAGATTGAAGACTTTTATCTATACAACGATAAAGGACTAGATCAAAACTCTGGAACAACTAGTGGTGTAAAAATCACTGCTGATTCTATTACCTATTGTCCTTCAGGCCTTGTTGATATGCATAAGGGAACAGTCCTATCATATCTTAATAAGGCAATCAAACCTGTTAATCAGTTGCGTATGATTGAAGATGCGTTGGTTATCTATCGTATCTCTCGTGCGCCCGAAAGACGTATCTTCTACATTGATGTTGGTAACTTGCCTAAAGTAAAGGCAGAGGCATACCTCAAAGATGTGATGAATCGTTACCGTAATAAACTTGTTTATGATGCAAGAACTGGTGAGATTAGAGACGATAGAAATCATATGTCAATGTTGGAAGATTTCTGGTTGCCTCGTAGAGAAGGTGGTAGAGGAACAGAAATCACAACCTTGCCTGGCGGTTCAAACCTTGGTGAGATTGATGATATCAAATACTTCCAGACAAAACTTTATCGTTCACTGAATGTCCCAATCTCTAGACTTGAGGCAGAGAACTCATTCTCTATTGGACGTTCTGATAACATTACCAGAGACGAATTAAAGTTTACAAAGTTTGTTCAAAAACTTCGTAAGAAATTTACTATTCTATTCCAAGATATGTTAAAGACACAACTCGTGTTGAAGGGTGTCATTGCAGTTGAAGAATGGGATAATATAAAAGAACACTTACAATTTGACTTCCTACAAGACGGACACTTCACAGAGTTGAAGAATGCAGAATTGTTGCAAAACCGTTTAGATATGTTGGGACAGATTGAGAGTTATGTAGGAACATACTTCTCTAAAGAGTATGTTAAAAAGAATATCCTTAGAATGACTGATGAGGAAATTGAAGAGATTGACAATCAGATTAAGGATGAGAGTGGCGGAGATATGGGTGCTGACCCAATGGGCCAGGATGACGGTATGTTCGCACAAAACGATCCAAAACAAGGAGATAAATAATGGACGCAGTAAAAGACTTTGTTGACTCTATTGCGAGAGGTGATAATCTAGAAGCAGAAGGTCACTTCAATAATGCACTTGCTGTAAAAGTTGGTGATGCACTAGAGACAAAAAGACAAGAAGTTGCAAAAACATTTGTAACTCACCATATTCCAGAGGTAGAAGAAGATAGTGACTAAGACTGTTTCTCAACTCAAAAAAGAGTTGCCAGAAAAGGATGAGCATAAGATGTCTAAGGAGTATAAGAAATTATCTCCTAAGATGAAGAATGCTGTTGACGCTATTTTCAAGGAAATGGAAACTAAACCTTCAGATTTCCTAAATACTTTTGACAAAACTATTACAAAAGTCTCAAAAGAGTTCAAAGTTCCGCAAAACAAACTTATGGATTATTTTGAGAGTGAAGTATTAACGGTATTATAAGGATAAGAAGATGCAAGTAAAAGGAACAGCAACCGACCTCGCAACTGGAACTACAAAATTTGTAGATGACGCTGCGGTGTGGGTATTTAACACTGGTTCTGCACAAGTAGTGACGGTTCGTAATGCCGCAGACGATGGTGACATTGGCACAATTTATGTTGGTGCTGGTGCTGGTATCGTAATTCACATGAATACTGGTGAAGGACTTCGTGGTGCATCAACCCTCAAGGGAACAGCAATCACGAATGCGGGGTATTAAGATATGAAACTTATTGCAGAACAGATACAAGAAGTAGAATACATCACTGAAGAAAAAGACGGTGGTGGTAAAGAAATGAAGATTCGTGGAATCTTCATGCAGGCAGACATGAAAAACCGTAATGGTCGTGTCTACCCAATGAACGTGTTGACAAAAGAAGTTGCACGTTATAATAAAGAATTTGTTGCTGAAGGTCGTGCGTTTGGGGAACTGGGTCATCCAGAAGGCCCCACTGTCAATCTTGACAGGGTATCGCATATGATTACAAAACTGGAAGCGGATGGAAAGAACTTTATTGGTGAGGCGAAACTGCTCTCAACTCCAATGGGGGAAATTGCGAAAGCACTAATCAAAGATGGTGGTAAACTTGGTGTCTCTTCAAGAGGTATGGGTTCTATTGAGTCTAAGAGTGGTGCAAATTATGTGAAAGATGATTTTTATCTTGCCACTGCGGCAGATATTGTTGCAGACCCTTCTGCACCTCAGGCCTTCGTTGAAGGTATCATGGAAGGTAAAGAGTGGG